CGATGACCACACCCACAGGCAACTTGTATGCCAATGCTATCGTGGTTGGTAGCAACACCACACAACAATACTATGTTGGTGCGGGCAACTACTTGAACATCCTAACAGGATCTGGATTTAGTGCCACAGCATTGGGCACAGCAACATCTGCCACAGCAGGCTCAAACGGCATCTAACATGCGAGCAAATGAGTTTATTGCCGAAACTAGAACAATAGGCAAGATGTCGGACCGGCAGAGAATGCCTACACGAGGCGTTTCTAAGTTTAGAGATCCTGGCGGCTACGATCGAACATATGAACTCAATCGTATCATGATGGCCACCGCATGTGCAGACGGAATCACACCACTGGAGATTGATGCTGAAAGTTGGTCAGGCCGATACAATACTGCTCATCCATACACCGACATCGAAAGCAAAATGCTGAAACAAGCATTCAAAGCAGTTGGCAGTGATTATGTTGATTTGAACAACGGTGACGACGACAGCGAAGAACTATCCGACACTCACATAGACAGCCCGATTAAAGCGTTCAAAGGCTATCCCCGATGAGAGCCAGAGAATTCATCACCGAAGACATGGCACATTTGCCAGCAGAAATAGCCGAGCCCTTGAGATATACCTATGTGCTGCCCGGTGTGAACGGCAGTGATCCTTATGCTTCGTATAGATTGTCTGTGGCCATGGCCCGTGCTAGATCAGACGCTGGTGAGCAGGATGGTGTGAATGATTTCATGATTCCGTGGACATCTGAAACTGCTTTTGGAGAACATGCTGTGATATCCGGCATGGACGAACAAGTGATACCCATCATTGATCAAGCATTGAAAATGACTCAAACACCTGGTGGCAAGAAGATGGTGTCAACACCTCAAAGTTCGGAACCAGCCTTTGTAGACAAAGTGAGTCCTGTGAAAAGTTTCAAGGGCTATCCAAGGTAAATGACGGAAAACAATCTATGGCAAATCCACCACCACCATACAGCGATATTACCGGTATAAGCCGCACGGTAATGAAAGACAATGCTCAAGAGACCATTGCTGACTACAACGGCAACGCTAGACCTGGCGAAATGGTAGTAAATCTCTTGAACAATGATGTTTATATTGGGAATGTTGATGGAAATTTAGCTTTGATATCTACTGGAGGTGGGGGAGCACATGCTGACCCTTACGGTCCTGTAGGTGCGATACAATACAATGCTGGCGGCAATCTTTTTGGTGGCACATCAAATATAGCAATATCGGGTAACGGACTTGCTGTTACCGGAACTATTACTTCTGGATCATTAACTGTGGTTACCACTAACACACAGTCGTTTAACCCTCTTTTTACTGATGCTTCATCAACCACAGCCGGAGCAACTGCCACCGGCTCTTATACCCTGCAAGGGCCACTGTGTTATTTTAGAGTTTACATAGATTTTTCTACTTGCACGAATTTTGGAACTGGCCAGTATCAGATCACTTTGCCATTTCCAGCAATCCAGACCATACGCATAGCCGGCGGCTCTTTACATCAAACAACCGGCAATTCATTGTATCACATTGCTGGTATTACAGACACGATTGATAGCACAACTATACATAAATTATATTATTCAGGCAGCACTACAGATCTAAACTGGAAATATAACACACCAGTAGGCGGCACAAGTGTAACCAGTCACTTTGATATCAGTGGTACATACCAAATAGCATAAACTATACAATGAAACGACTGTTAGCAATCTCTTTAATCTTTCTCGCGGCCACAGCACACGCCTGGACACAACGACCACCACAGGATATCCGAACCTGTGCTGTGCATGCACCTTATGGCATGCCTGCCACCATAGCCACACAATCAATCTGTAGACAAGCATATCTTGTGGGCTACGATGTGGCCGCCAAGATACCCAGATATGTCACATACACATTGATACCACGAAACGCATTAGGTTGCGTGGCAAGAACCAATGCGTTCGCTAGTGATCAATCAGTGTCCGGAGGTGCCACACCCGATGACTACGCCGGCACCGGTTACGACAAAGGCCACATGAGCCCGGATGGCGACCTATCCTGGGATTCACAGGTGGAGTTTGAATCATTCCTCATGACCAACATGGCACCACAAGCAGGCAGTTTAAATCGTGGCATTTGGAAACTGCTGGAAACATCAGTAAGAGGATGGGCTGTGCAGCACAACAACAGTTTCACCATCTATGTGGGTGCCATATACAACGCACAGGACAAACGCATAGGCTCAGGCGTAGTGGTGCCACATGCTTTCTACAAGATCGTGATAAACAACCAGACCAACGAGATCGCAGGCTGGATGTTTCCACATGTGGCACCTTATCCAAATCTGGGCAATGACTTGACCCGTTTCCGTGTGCCAGTGGACTTGATCGAGCGTGAAAGCAATGTGAACTACGCATTTCCTCCCACACATCGAGAACTCAACCCAGGACAGGAATGGACAGTGGACTTTGGCCAACTCACACAAGCCAAAAGAGCCAAATGTGGCCGATCCGAATAAAACCGCATAACTAACTGACTATGGCCGCTGCTAATGAAACGGTGCTGATCAAGGCACCACACCGTCGTCAAAAATTCACAGAACAACAACTGGAAGAGTTCTTTAAATGTGCTGACCCCGACACAGGTCCAGCCTACTTCATGGACAACTTCTTCTACATCCAGCATCCCACACAGGGCAAGATGCTGTATCATCCTTTTGATTATCAGAAGAAACTGATCGACACATACCACAACTATCGCTATTCCATCTCCATGATGCCCAGGCAGACTGGCAAATCAACATCAGCAGCAGGTTATATACTTTGGTTTGCCATGTTTGTGCCAGACTCCACCATCCTGATTGCAGCACACAAATACACCGGCGCCCAAGAGATCATGCAGCGTATCCGCTTTGCTTATGAACTGTGCCCGGATCACATTCGAGCAGGTGCCACCAACTACAACAAAGGCTCCATAGATTTTGAAAACGGCTCACGCATAGTGAGTGCAACCACAACAGAAACAACCGGTCGTGGTATGAGTATTACCCTGCTCTACGCCGACGAGTTTGCCTATGTGCGTCCTACTATCGCCAAAGAGTTCTGGACATCCATATCACCCACCTTGGCCACTGGTGGTAAAGCCATCATCACATCAACTCCCAACTCCGACGAAGATCAGTTTGCGTTCTTGTGGAAAGGTGCCAACAAGTGTGAAGACGAATACGGCAATCCTACACCACTAGGCATAAACGGATTCAAAGCCTATCGTAGCTATTGGGAAGAACATCCAGACCGTGACGAGGCCTGGGGCGAATCAATGCGGGCACAACTGGGCGATGATCGTTTCCGCCGTGAGATGGGCTGCGAATTCATTATCAACGATGAGACCTTGATCGCACCGGCCAAACTGTTGGATCTTGCTCCCAAGGACCCTACGCACAGAACAGGGCAAGTGCGTTGGTTTGAACCTATCAGGAAGGATCAAGTGTATGTTGTGGCACTGGATCCCAGCTTGGGCACAGGTGGAGATCCCAGTGCCATCCAGATCTTTGAAGCCAACACCACACGCCAAGTAGGCGAATGGCGGCACAACAGAACACCTATTCCGGAACAGGTGCGTATCATGGCCGACATCATCAAACACTTGCATGATACTGTGGGCGATGACAAGAGCATCTATTACAGCGTGGAAAACAATACCATTGGTGAAGCAGCTTTGATCTCTATCATGGAATACGGAGAAGAAAACATCAAGGGCTATTTCCTCAGTGATACATCTACTGCCAGCACACGCCGCTTTCGCAAGGGCTACAACACCACAAACAAGGCCAAAATCGCTGCTTGCTCTAAACTAAAAAATCTTATCGAATCCGGGCGTATGCGTGTGAATAGTGCCAGCTTGATCAGTGAACTCAAGAATTTTGTGGCACATGGCACCAGTTATGCCGCCAAACCAGGAGAAACTGATGATTTGGTCATGGCTACATTGTTAGCCGTGCGTATGTTGGTCACCCTGCAGAACTTCTACACAGAACTAGATACACAGATGAAGGATCATGACTCTGAAATTATTGAACCTTACCCGTTCATCTCTGTGATGATGTAGAAGTTAACTAAATACCGTATGGCACAGAATTCAATCTCAAGCGAACTCAACGATCTGCTGATCACACACAACTTTGATGTAGATGCACTCAGCACCAATACCGGACGACCTGCTGTAAACGAGCGCGGTGTTCCTGATGCATCAGAAGCAGACATGTTTAGTTTTGACTGGGTGGGACCTACGGGCAAGAACTACGGCACCATGGTCATACTGCTGGATCAAAACGGCGGAATGACTGTGTATTTTGGTGATAACCTGGGTCGCACCATGGACCCAGAAGATAAAAAAGCCTGGTATGGCGACTCCGAAACAGATAGCCCGGGTTTCTTGGAACAACTCAAAAACTTCGCCATCCGCACCAGCAAAGTGCGCGGCGGGTTTGGCTTGGAAAACTTGAGCAAACTCAAATATGCCATCGCAGGCCAAGCAGCACTCACAGAAAGTTTCTACGGTACAAAGAAAGTAAGTTATTCAGGCGAGCCTACACAAGCTAGACTCATGATCAAGCATACCCGCCCTATTGCCGAGGGAGACAAGCGTTATCGCTATGTGGAGAGTTTGTTCATTGAAACTGCGGAAGGTGAGCGGTTTCGTTTACCATTCCGCAAGTTGGCCGGTGGTCGTGCCATGTTAGAACATGTGCGCCAAGGTGGTAACCCTTACGACATCCGTGGACAGCACATCGCAGAAACAGTGAATCAGATCAATGTATTAAGCCAGTTCCGCAGAGCACATCAAGGTCGTGTGTTTGAAGGTGTTGCTGGTGAATTGGTCACAGAGACTGATCAGTATTACCAAAGGCTCAATCACAACTTGAAACACATGGCATCCAGCCGTGGGTACGATCGTTATTTTGAATCATGGAAGCCAGCTGATATTTCGGAAGGTGATATCATGGTAGAAGACTTGCGTGGTATGTTTGTGGAAACACGCATTGACCCACGTATAGAATCAGCTTTGCCCATGTTGGCAAAGATACAACAGGAAGCAAAAACTATGAAAGAAGCAGATATATTTGAATCATGGGCTGCCAGATTGGTAGAAGGCACTTGGGCCATGCCCGACACCCCGGAAAAGATGACTCGACTCAAAGACTGGTTGAGTCAAGAACATCCATTGGGTCCAGACGCCGAAGACGTCACAGATGTGTTGTATGACTTGATTGGCGATGATGCATTGTTTGATCAACTGGGAGCCATGGCCGAAGAAGATCCTTCAGCAGACGCTGTACCCATTGTGCAGGCTTGGATTGTTCGCAACAAGGACCAAAGTCCGGAACTGGCCGAACTGGCGATGAGTTTTGAACCTGCTGCTCCTGTAGCACCCGCTGCACCTGCTGCACCAGCAGCACCTGCTCTAGCACAACCACCTGTGGCGGAAGGCGACAATCTCGAAACCTTTGAAGACATAATTCGTTTGTCTGGCGCACCACTTAAAGAAAATGTACTGAATGATTCCGGAAGTACATTAGATTACATCATAAAAACATACCAACGCGACATCAAAGACTTTGTGCAAAACGGTGACATGAGTGAGCACCTGTATGATGCATTGTATGATTACTATCAGGATGACATGCCCTACGGTATTAAGAAGGCTCGCTCAGGCGATCCGTACGAATGGATCGGCCAGCGATTCTATGATGATCTACAGGGCTCGGACATGGTTGATGAAAATTGGACATTACCACCAGCAGATGCTACTCAGGATGAAGCAGAGGCTATTATGAAAAATAATCAAGATCAACAAGATATTGTTAATAAATCAGCCGCCCAGAGTTTAGCACCAGCACCATACACAGGTCCTACCTCTGGTGGAGTTCCGGCTAATCTTCCTGCAGGTGTTAATCGATTACAAGTCAATAAGCCAACAGCAGCACCGGAACCAGCCCCAGCACCTGCTCCAATAGCAGGTTCTACCAATACATTAAAGAATAATGTCACAGCTAGCGGAGCAACTACTCGCGGTCTTAAAGAATGCAACTACACCATGGAAAACGAATACTGCCCGGTACATAAATTGAAAAATTGTGTGTTAGACGAAGCAGACATGTTGAATCCCGAAATTCCAAGTGATTTTGGATCTCCTGAACATCTTGCTCACCTGGCAGGATTGGGTAAGGCTCTGCAAGCAGGCGATCGTTCTGCATTGAAAAAATCTAATGATGCAGTAGCAGCAGCACAGGTTGGGCAGGGCAAGACTCCCTGGGAACCGGCACCGGCACCGTCATTTAGAAAACCTGGCGAAGCACATGCTGGACAAGGTGGTTACGACTACGGAAACGAACAACCGGATCAAAGTGATGCAGAAACAGCACGCCTTGCTAGATCAGGAACACCCAACATGCCAAACGATCGTAAGATGAATGATGCTGACTGGATCATGTCACAGAATCCTGACAACCCGCAAGGCCAAGCACATGCTGGCCAAGGTGGATATGATTACAATGATGACACGGATCAAAATGTTTACGATTATGATGATATAACTCAAAGTGATAACTCGGATCAAAGCAATGCAGAAACATCAAGGCTTGGCCGATACGAAGATGAACTGGCAAGAATTAAATCTCTTGCCCGTAACATCAATAAAGATACCATGGACGAAGCAGATTATGATTTGGGCTACCAGGACAATCAACTGCCATTTGTCGATCCAAGAGCCAGTTACGTGATGCCAGCCAATGCTGCCGAAAGAGAGCAAGATGTTAAAGACTTTGGACACCTGACAAAAAATCTAAATCTAGGCAATCCTGCCAGTCCTATTAACAAAGATGTAAATCCCTACGGCAGCAAAGCAGTTCCTTTTGGCCAAAACGGCAAAACAACCGTGGGCTACAATATGCCAGCCAACGCCGAAGAACGCGCCGCTGACTTGAAAGATTTTGGCCAACTAACAAAGAAATTCAATCTAGGCAGTAACCGAGCACCAGCCATGGAAGATAAAACTTTTGATGCTGAACTGGCAAGAATAAAATCACTGAGTTCACTCAAATGACATAAATAAACTTGACACCGAGACAAAAAGCGCATATACTGCAAGGGTGTTTGCGCTTTTTCATTTGTGTCACAGGCAACACAATCTAAATCATTAGATAGGCATTTAACATAGGCAACTTTATAGGAGAAAAAACTATGGCAACTTTAGCAGAAATCAGAGCACGACTACAGGCAGCAGAGACAAAAGGCAAATCCGGAGGCAGTGGCGGCGACAATCCAATCTACCCACACTGGAACATGGAAGAAGGCCAATCCGCAACAATCCGATTCTTACCGGATGCAAACTCCAAAAACACATTCTTCTGGGTGGAACGGGCCATGATCCGATTGCCATTCAACGGCGTTAAAGGAGAAATGGATAGTAAACAGGTAATGGTACAGGTCCCATGTATGCACATGTGGAACGAAACTTGCCCAATCCTTAGTGAGGTCAGCCCTTGGTTCAAGGATCCTAGTCTTGAAGACATGGGTCGCAAATACTGGAAGAAACGCAGTTATGTGTTCCAGGGCTTTGTGCGTGAGAACCCAATCGCCGACGACAAGACACCAGCAAACCCAATCCGTCGTTTCATCATCGGACCACAGATCTTCACATTGATCAAGAGTGCGTTGATGGATCCTGAATTGGAAAATCTGCCCACAGACATCATGAGTGGCCTGGACTTCCGTATCACCAAGACACAGAAGGGCGGCTACGCTGACTACAACACTAGCAAGTGGGCTAGAAAAGAATCCGCGCTTACTGAAGAAGAACAAGCGGCTATCGAGACACATGGCCTGTTTGACTTGAGCACATTCTTGCCCAAGAAGCCCACTGATGTGGAACTTCGTGTGATGAAAGAAATGTTCGAAGCATCAGTAGATGGCAAGGCATTTGATATGGAGCGTTGGGGACAATACTTCCGCCCTGCTGGTATGCAGGCACCTTCTGGTGCAGTCGCAGCAGATGTGGATGAAGATGTTCCAGTGGTCAAAGCAGCACCTGCTGTGAAAGCTCCTGTGGATGCGTTTGAAGACGACGAGGATACTCCTGTGGCAACAGCACCAGTGGCCAAGCCAACAGAAGGCAACAAGAAGGCCGAGGACATCTTGGCCATGATCCGTAGCCGTCAAAACAA